GTTCTTCTAGTAATTCTTCTAAAAGTAGAAAATCTAATTCAAGTCATAATAAATCAGAACAAAATAACCAATCAACAAAAGTTAATAATACAAATAGTAGTCGCAATCATGATCATAAAAATTCTGACAATAATAATTCTGACAATAGCGATCATGACAATCACAAATCTGACAATCACAAATCTGATAATCACAAATCTGACAAGCACAAATCTGACAAGCACAAATCCGATAATCACAAATCTGACAAGCACAAATCCGATAATCACAAATCTGACAAGCACAAATCCGATAATCACAAATCCGATAATTCTGATTACGAACAATCGTCACCAGTAGTTTCGCGAACCGAACCTATACAATTAACACAACAAGAGAGCCGAATTAAAAAAATAGAACTGTTAAGAAAACTATCAGAGATTAAATTAAAAGGGTTTAGTTTAACTAAAGAATATGATTTTAATTCTTCTATTGAAGAAATGGAATATGAATTTGCATTATTAAAAAGTTTTGTTGATAAAAGAAATGGAGTTAAAATTTTTAAATCTGGATTATTACAAACAGTTTCTATTATTGAATTTTTAAATGATAAATATGATCCATTTGATTTTCATTTACAGGGTTGGGGAGAACATTTATCAATAGAAGTTGATTCGTATGACGATATTTTAGAAGAATTATATGAGAAATATAAAGGCACCGGTAAAGGTATGCCTCCTGAAGTTAAATTATTATTATTAATTTCTGCTTCTGCTGGTGCATTTCATTTTTCCAAGTCACATTCTTCTATTCCTGGTTTAGAACAAACACTAAGTAGAAATCCAGAATTAGTTAGTAAATTACTAAATCCTCAAAAACCACAATCACAATTTATGAGTCCTCAAGAACTTAATATTCAAAACCAACGTGTTTTATTACAACAAAAAGAAAAAGAATTAAAACAAAAACATAATAATAATGTTTCATTTACAACTCCTTTACAACCTAATAAACCTATTTTAGAACCAAGTGCATCTAATGAAAGTAGTAATAAATTACATAAAAACGGAGTTCCAGAAATTAGAGCTCCTTCAAACGTTCAAGATATATTAAATAGAATTAAACAATCACAAGCAAATATAGGAGCAACTGATACACAAGACGAAACATCCTCTAATAATGATAGAATTGTTTCAGATATTAATGTTTCGGATGGAACAGTTTCTGAATCAAAAAAAGGACGTAAACCAAAAACAACTCCAGCTATTTATATTTCAACTAAATAAAACTATTCTTTAAAACTATACAGATATAATTTTAAAGATTTTTTAACTTATTTTTAATAAATGTCAGAAATAATACATCAATTAAAAAAACGTGGTCGCAAACCAAAAAATAAAATAATTGAAAATAAAATAACAAGTTCTCCTATAAATTCGGAAGAAGATGCTATTATCGCCCATTTACCAATATCATTAGAAGATATTGTTAATATCGAAAGTTCGCACTATGACGACAATAATGATATTTTTATAAAGTCTGAAACAGAATTTACAAGCATCAAAATTAATGAAAAAACAAAAGATATTATATCAAATAATAACGAAGAGTCTGAAGATAAAATATTAGAAAAAATTAATCAGAAAATTTTAGAAACTGAAAAAAACTTTATATTTGGAAAAAATGTTAATAAAATTAATGTTCATCGTGTTCAATTCAAACAAAATACAAAATGTTTATGGTGTAAACATACGTTTGATACACCATCTATTGAAATGCCTGAAGATTATTATAACGATACATTTTATTGTTGTGGTCATTTTTGTTCTTGGAATTGTGTAATGGCATATAATATTGATATAAATGATACATCTACATGGAAAAGAGCATCATTAATAAATTTAATGTTTTATAAAACATATAATATTTTCAAAGATATTACACCTGCACCTTCCTGGTTAATGTTAGAAGATTTTGGAGGGATTTTATCAATTAAAGATTTTAGAGAATTATTTATTATAAATAATAAAGATTATTTACTATTACATCCACCGATAATAACTAGACAATTACAAATTGAAGAATCTTATAAAAAAACTGCACATGGTGTTGCTAATAAAATAGAAAATTTACAAGAAAATGAATTAGTATTGAAAAGAAGTAAACCAACAGAAGCAACATTTTTTAACCTTGAAAAAACGATGGGTTTACGTAGAAAAGTTAAAAAGTTTGAAACATAAATTAAATAAAAAAATTGATACTTAAAAACTTAATTATACATATTTATTAAGTATATGTCTAACTTAGGTTGTCCTTTTTATAATTTATTAAAACCATATAATGATGAAATTGTTCTTGTTACTTTTACGACTTATAAAGAGTCTCATATAGAAGGTCGACTTGTTGAATATAATAATAATATTTTTATGAATTATTCAGATGCAACTAAAAAACGGAATGTATCAAAATGGAAAAAGATTGTCCCACTTAACAAACCAATGGTTGCTAAAATAGTAAATAATGATTCTGATATTATTCAAGTTTCATTATCTTATCTACAAGATAATTTAGATAACAAACAACACATGGAACAATTTACAAAAAATAATCAATTGATTTCATTTTTTAAGAAACTATCTGTTGTTGGAAAAAAAGATATGACTGAACTTTGGAAAACAATTATTTATACAATTGATAAACAACGTAGAGATGAGTATGAACCTGAAAATATGCCATGTTTATTAAATTATTGTATTGATGAGCTTGAGTTTATTAAAACTGTTTTTGAAGAATCAGATAATAGTGATATTTATCCAAAGTTTATAGAACTTTTGGATAATTTATCAAAAGAAAAGCCTTATAATATTGTTTCTAAGATTGAAATTATTTCTAATGGTGGTATTAAAAATACTATTGAATTATTTAAAAAAGCTATAGAAACAATTACTTTTGAGCATTCTCTTCGATATGATACAGCACCTGCATATATATTTGAATCAAATTCAATTGATTCATCTGACGACGACCATCAAAAATTATTTAAGTTTCTAGAATCTGAAGGTCAGAAACTGAACCCAAAAACATTTACTCGTTTAGTTTCTACAATACATTCTTGAGAATATTAATTTATATATTATTTTCTAGTAAATTTTAATCTTCATAAACATTTATTTTAATAATAGGTTCATCTATTTTGTTAGTTATTTTATTTGCTTTATTTTTCTTATAAACTTTATCACTTGGATCAGTTTTTATATTCATTTCAAAATAATAAGCACCCTGTAAAAATGCATCAGCTAAATCATCTTTTTTCTTATAAGAATTAAAATGTTTTAACCATTCGGGTAAATGTTTTAATAATTCTTGTGTATATTTAACTGCTAAACTTTTAGTTAATTTATAAGCTTTTGATTCATCACTTGTTTTATCTGTTGATTTAAGTTTAATTATTTGTTGCGTCTCTCCATCTGATGCTAATTTAATTTTATTTGATGGAGACATAAATTTAACACGTTTAATTTTTGCATTAGTTCTTTCTTTATCAATAATACCACGTATTGTATAATAATCATAAAGTAATGCAGATATACTTTTCATTCTTGGATTTTTAAATGATGGTTGGTTTTCAATAAGCACCACATCAGCATTTAATAAATGACTTTTACTTTCTAAAATTTTAATTAATTTTAAATGTGTTTCATCAAAATCCATTGAACCGACAGTTGTTTTTTTTAATGGTTTTATTTTCATGTCTGAGACTATAGTTTGATACATTTTTTTACCATGTGCACCACAGAAAGTATTATTATTTTTATCTTTAATAGTACAATTTTTATTACAATTAGTTTCTTCACATATAGGAAAGCAACATCCACCAATTAATTTTTTTTCTAAATTATTATAAAATTCATCATATGGTAATGGTTTAGAATTAACTTGTTTAGCATGTGTTTTACAATAATATTTTAAACTATCATAATTTTGTTGCAATTTAGCACATTTACCACAAACAGAACATTTTAATTGTTCTCTGTCTGTCAAATCAATAATAGCCCAATCTAAAATATCCCATTTATAAACAATTTTATCATTATTAGAAATATCTTTTTCTATATACTCTTTTTTTGTAAATAAACAATAAGCTAAATGAATAATACCTACATCAAAAGATAAAATTTTTTCCATTAATAATAGATAGTTAATATTATTTGTTTAGACTATTTATTTTACTTTCTCTTTTATCAATGTATATAAAAAATTGTATTTTATTTAATTAAAACCAAATACTTCACTATAACAAAATGAGTATAATTATTACACCCAATGACACATCAATTAATATTAAATATATAGACGACGAGGATACACATTATCAATTAAATATACCAAATAATGATATAAATAAAAAGTTAGTTGAAAATACTATTTTTAAGTTTGAAAAATGCGGTAGTGTAATAATAATGCATGATGACGTACATGTGTTTCAACTTAGTAAAATGGAATGTAGTTATTCGGATTATATAG